TCCCCATCTAAGTATCTTACGATACAAAGATCCTTATGTTTAGGCCATGGCAACTCTGCCAAGATCCTCAACATATACCCTTCCTGTCCGTAGACGTAGGACAGGACGGCCAGCAAAGCCACTCTGCCATTTGGCAAAGCGGCTTAGTTCGGCTGCTTCAGTGAAGAACTGAAGAAGCTGGCCGTTGCACGTCGGTTTCGTCCATGTCGCTTTTGCATGAAGCACAAGCGATCGGACATAGTACTTTTGGAGAAAACGATCATAACAGAGCTTCGCTCTGTCTACGATGACTTCTTCAAGGGACTTGAAACCAAACGCGTCTGACTCCACCGCAACCGTTGCGATACCTCGCACCGGTACTCGGCTTTTAACGAAGTCAGCACACATTAACATACCCCTTAGTAAGAGGTTGTTATGGGTGTCGACTGCGCTAATGATGGAGGCAGGCTTGCGCTTCTCGGGAAGCCTCCGCAAATACGCTGGAGTGATATTCACACCATCGTATGCATCAGTACCACAAGATTCTCTGAACTTTCCAGTTCTGAACGTCTTGTTACTGTTCACCTTAAATTTGAAAAAGGTGAGGAGCTTCTCGAGGACATGCCCACTATCTTTGGGGATGATCATATCATCACCAAAGACCAGGACCTCCCGGCCCATCAATCTAATATTGTCGATTGTAGGTGCCCATCTCATGTGAATGAGCATGGCACTAACAGCCAGACCATAGAAGATGATGGATTGAACGGGGAAGGTGACAGCGGAGCCCATAGTTGAAAACTTCTTTAGTTTCACAACTTCGGGCATTTTCTTATCGATATCTTGCGATAAGAACCGAGTCCGCGTTGCCGCAAGTGCAGTCAGTAAGGAAGGACTCCTTCTGAAAGCTCTCTCGACAAATCGCAACGATACGCGATCACTAGCTGCTGAGAGATCAACAGTCCAGTGTTCGCCAAGTCGCGATGCTCTAAGGGCTGCTTCTTGGTTAAAGGTCTGATCATCAAAGTGAACAGACCTACCAATTAAAGTAGCTCGAACCCTAGACGCAAGAAAATCACGAATTGCCTGTTGGCAAAACTGATTTGAAGTAGGTTCCGAGGCAATAAGCCTTGGACCTTTTTGCGTCTTAGGAACGCATATGAGCCGAGAAGCGCCTTCGATAGGCGCGGGGCTCGTACCGTCCTTGTGGGAGTCGATCCACGCGTCCCAATTTGCATATGCAAAGTCAGACACGGGAAAGACTGAGCCGAGGCGATCAGACCAAGTAGGGAAGCGATATTTAAAGTCACTTCCCACCTTTAAGTCTGATACTGCACCAGGTCCATGCCGAAATCGGGCCTCGTAGGGGTCGAAGACTCCAATGAGACTCGAAAGTATGTCGAACGTCGTTTGACATACGCGCAACTCCGCTGAACTGAGGGTTTTATCTTCAGATTGCGGAAAGAGCGGCCCATCATCCGGCTCGAATGTATCGAAAGATACACTCTCGTCGAACTCAGGGACATCATCATCCCAAGCATCTTGCGATGCTGGTGGGAGTGATTCCTCTACAGCGTAGAACTCAGCAACCGTCGAAAAAGTTGCTGAGTCGGGGCACGGTATTTCCAGCTTCTTTGCCAGGTTATATACCTGGTGGAGAGCGGCGATACTGTGTACGCATGGTTGCTTTTTCAGCATACCATCGCGCTCAAACACCCGCAACAGGAACCCCTGGAATAGTCTAGGGATAACTGTGCCACGGTTAATCGTTCGAGAGAACGGACCCGTCGGCTTAGTGAAGGTGCCACTCTCCAAAGATTGGAGAAAATGGGCGCCTTGAGCGGGAAGATGGACGGTGAAAGCCGCCAATCCGCGAGTTTGAGCAATAACGGAGAGTCGAGAGATGTCTCGCTCCACGCCATTGATGGTTGTGGGGCATTGCATGGCGCAGTCCCGTAGGACTGCTGTCATAGCGCCCAAGACGTATTCGACTAGCCTTTGTGACATGCTGGCCTCCTTTCTGAGGTTAGGTACGTCGCTAGGGTGCAGTGTACAGACAAAGACCGATACACCATGACTGGCGTGCACCATTACTGGTGCACGCCGACGATAGGGATCCTTACGAACCCCAACTCGTCAAAGTCGTGATGCGACCGGTCGCGGTGGCGCCGGAACCCATCCAAGCGATCCACGCATTGTTGACCAATTGCGCGAGATCGACCGAAGCACCTGGGGCAGCCCGAAGAGTAAAGGAAATTTCCGAAAACTTTTCGGCCGTCGTCGGTGTGGCATAAACTGTCGCCGAAAGGAGACAATTGTGCCGTTCGATAGGATAGGACTGGCCTGCTTTGAGAGACTCCTTGGAGTGACGGATTTTCATCCGAATCTCCTTGGTGGTGTCTCGAAACAGATACTCCGAAGAGTAGCCATCCTGATTCATTTTCTCAAGAGTGATGGCAGAGCCATCATACGTGAGAGAAATGTTGCTGTACATGCGTATACGTCCTAGTATTTTGACATCATTTTCGTCCAGATCTCTGGGCGAACAATGCTGTCAGGATGCCGAGCTGCCCATTCGTAAGAATGGGTATGCTGCTCTTGAAAGGAGTCAAAGAAGCAAGATATCGCTCCTTTGTCTCACGTATACCGGTACCTCCGGGCGAGAACTCCAAGGTGTAGTCAAAAACACCTGGGAAGTTATCGTACTCTATAATCGTGGGCGTTGCTTCAGTCCTGGAGTGTGTCATCACACAGATTATATCTGATGATAACACAGCAACAGAATTGTCGCTGGCTTCGAGCATGTTACCTATATTGGTAAAATAATCGATAAGCCATGACCACGGAAGAGCCTCCCAAACATTAGATGTTATCTGCTGTTTGTGGAGGGCGAGGACGCTCTTTCGAGCGTAGTTCGTTAAAGCAGCGTCGTCTGACATGATGTCAGGCGGGAGATTTGGTTTCCAGTTGCAAACTGCCCATCGCCTCACTGTAGTAGTAGAGGTGACACGTATTTTGCACCAAGGGAACATACTCCAAATCATGTCGTAGGAATTCTCACCTCCGACACCATTTCCGCTGTTCAACGAATACTTACCGCGGTAGCCTCCCTTACTCGCTAGCTTACGTAATGCCGCCTTCCGTTTTTCAACGGCAGAGGCAAACGTAACTAGATCAGTAAGGTCCTTGATAAGGGGTTTCCACCCAAACTGCCAACCTAAGTAGGCAGAGCCAGCTTTGCTGGCAGTGGTCTTACCTGGTGGTTTACCAAGTAAGGTTCTACCCGTATCACGGATCAGTTTTGGGATTTCTCTTAATTCAAAGATGAAGACCGGGAGCTGTACAGTAGGCTTGCCAGGATTAGTCTTGGCAGCTGCTGCAGTAGCAAACGAATCTTCGTCACCCAAAGCTGGATAGTTCGGAACGGTATCGAATTCGTGCGGGACCTTCTCATAGAAGTTCCAGCCGCCTCCCATACCTGTCTGAACCATGTACCCCTTTGTATGCCTTTCTAAATAGAGGGCATGCGGTTCTGGATAGCCACACGTATCGCGGATTGTTTCCGTAGTCAGTGGGGTTAACACAGACTCGCCGGTAGAATCGACACTGCCGTCCATGAAATTGTAATGGGTCCAAGACCCACTAACAGCTCCATAGGCGCGTGTGCGAGTCCTACCGAAGTAAGAGGGCATAAGGCTACAACTTTCAAGAAGAGGGTGCTGAATGCAACGAGACGTCCTATCTCGATGGGAGAGCCATTTGGC